GACTGGCCTGGACTTATGCAGGCATATCAAAGATCTTATCCTCTTTTCAAGGATGGTAATATTATGATCGGTATTCCTATACTCTACGGTACGGGAGGAAACAGTAAAAACGGTACGAACGCAGATTTCGAGTCGATGTTCTACAATCCTTCGGCCTACGGCCTCAGGAGCTATGAGAATATATATGATGAAACTGCTGTAGGAGAAGCTGGATGGTTTGTAGATGATGCTTGGTATAGAGAGCCATATATAGATAAGCACGGTAACGCATTGAGAGACAAGGCTATAGAAGATATAGATCTGGAAAGAGAAGAGAAAAAGAAAGCAGATCCGAAGGCATACAATATGATGGTTACCCAGCATCCTCATACTCCTAAGGAAGCATTCTTAAGAAGTGAAGGAGCGGTATTTCCTGCTATTGAATTGTATAATGTATTATCTAAACTAAAAGCAGACGATAGGTATAAAAAGTTAGGCTCACCTGGAAAAATATTTGAAGAAGAAGGCAAGGTAAGATTCAGACCTGACCTAGAGAACAAATTATTTCCTATGAATAAGTATCCACATAAAACAAATGAGCCTCAAGAAGGGTGTGTAGTAGTATACCAACATCCACCAGAAGTAATACCTCATGGACTTTATAAAATAGGACTTGACCCTGTAGCATTTGACAAATCAGGTAGTAAATCTTTGAATGCTGCTTATGTATATAAAACTTATCAAAAATTTGAATATGGATATGATGAAATCGTTGCGGAATATGTTGGAAGACCTGACAATATCGAAATTTATAACAGAAATCTTGAATTACTTTCGGAATACTTCGGAGGAGCAGAAATCATGTTCGAGAACGACAGAGGTGAAGTGCTGTCGTACTTCAAAAGACGTGGAAAAATGCATTTGCTCGCAAACCAACCAGATAACGTCATCTCAAAAGTAATTGAAAACTCTTCCGTTGCACGTATCAAAGGGTGTCACATGAATGAGCGCATGAAAGATGCGGGAGAAAAGTTTATTCTTAGATGGCTTTGGACAGAAAGAGGAACAAGAGAAGACGGAAGTAAAATATATAATATGGATCTACTTCCAAGTCCAGGGTTAATAGAAGAACTTATATCATATCATAGAGAAGGAAACTTTGACCGTGTTATGGGTTTTATGCAATTAATGTTCAGCGTAGAAGAAGAATTTGGAAGAGAAATAAAGAAAGAGCCATATAAAAGCGAACCAGCTAAGTATTTAGTGGACAATATAGATATATTATTTAAAAGAAAACGATAATTTTATTTATATTTGCAGATTAGGGAGTAATTTAGATTATAATCATGGGAGAATATTCATTTCCACAACAAAGGCTTACCAATAGAGACAAGCTTAAGAATAAAAAAGCTTGGGGTAGGAATATGATAGATGAAATTGACAGATATGACTCTCTAGGTTATGATGGAAGAGAAAATATAGAAAGAAAAAAAGCAAACTACGACCTATTTAATGGCGTACTTACTGCTTCAGACTTTGAATATGTCTGTAAACCCTACGGAGAAGGTGTAGGCGAGATGCCTGCAGAAATGAGACATTATGATATTATGTCTCCTAAATTAAGAGTTCTTTTTGGAGAAGAAATAAAGAGACCTTTTAATTTTAAAGCAGTTGCTACAAATCCAGATGCAATTACAGAGAAAGAAAGAGAGAAAACTCGACTGGTACAAGAATATTTGCAACAGCAGATCCAGGCTCGTATTCAACAAAAGCTAATGGAGCAAGGCCTTCTAGAACAAGGAGGACCTGAGGAAGCGCAAGATCCTGAATTAATGCAGCAAAAGCAGCAACAGATTCAGCAGATCCAGCAAGCTATGACTCCTCCAGAAATTGAAGAGTATATGCAAAGAGATTACCAGGCCTCAAGAGAGATAATGTGTAATCAGATACTTAGTTATTTAAAGCATAGTTTAAGCATTAGAGAAAAGTTCAATAAAGGATGGAAACACGCCCTTATTGCAGGTGAAGAAATATATTGGGCAGGTATTGTAAATGATGAACCTGAAATAAGAGTTGTAAATCCTTTGTACTTTGAGTATGACAAAGACCCAGATCTAGACTACATCCAAGATGGCCAATGGGCCAAATATGTTATGAGGATGACTCCTGGATCTGTAGTAGATGCTTTTGGAGAGTATCTTTCTGACAAAGAAATCAAAGACCTGTACTCCGATTCTTCCTTAGGAGGCAGCTCCCATCCTCTAGGTTCAGACGAATTCGCATATGATTATAATGACAACCTATTTGACTCAAGTTTCTCTATGGAGGGGGATGGTGAACCCACTCCAGATGGATCACGCTACATTAGGGTGGTCCACTGTGAGTGGCGGTCTTTAAGAAAGATTGGATTTCTTAAGACCCTTAATGAAAATATGGAAGAAGAAGAGATTATTGTGGATGAAACATATAGTCTCAACAAAAAAGCAGGAGATATTGAAATAAAATGGGAATGGATTCCTGAAATATGGGAAGGAACCAAGATAGGAAGAGATCTGTATGTAAATATACAGGCAAAGCCTAATCAATTTAAAGATCTTGATAATCTATATAACTGTAAACTTGGTTATGTAGGACTTGCATATAATAATCTTAATGCTTCATCTGTATCTATGATAGACAGAATGAAGCCTTACCAGTATCTGTATAATATTATTATGTACAGATTAGAAATGGATCTAGCATCAGATAAAGGAAAGAAATTCCTTGCTGATATTAATCAGATTCCATCTTCTCTTGGTGTTGATATGGAAAAATGGCTTTATTACTTTGATGCAATGGGAATTGCATGGGTAAATCCTAATGAAGAAGGACAAAGAAATAAGCAAAGTAATTTCAATCAATGGCAAGCCGTTGATCTTAGTATGTCTCAAACTATCCAACAAAAGATACAATTACTCGAATACTTAGAACTTCAGTGTGGTGAAGTTTCGGGCGTTACTAAACAACGGGAAGGACAAGTAGGACCTAACGAGTTAGTAGGTAATACGCAACAGGCTGTTGTTCAGTCTTCGCATATTACAGAAGAGTGGTTCTATCTTCATAATAGATTGAAGGCAAATGTTCTTGAGGCTCTTATAGATACTGCAAAAGTTGCTTGGGCAGGAGCCAAAGAAATTAAAAAGATCCAATATGTATTGGATGACATGACAACTCAAATGTTGTCTGTAGAACCTTCTACTCTAGTAGAATCTAATTTTGGAATATTTGTTTCTGATTCTGCTAAAGATCAAGAGATCTATATGACTATGAAGCAGCTTGCACATGCAGCACTTCAAAATCAGCAGGCAGAACTTTCAGATGTTATCAAAATGCTTACTACAGAGTCTACTTCTGAGATTAAAGTGCTACTTGAAAAAGCAGAAGCCAGTAGAAAGCAAAGAGAAATGGAAATGCAACAACAGGCTCAGCAAGCTCAAATGGCTCAAACACAAGCTCAGCAACAAATTGAAGCTCAGAAGCTTGAAATGGAGAAATACAAGATCGACCAGGATAATGCCACTAAGATCGCTGTTGCAGAAATAAACTCTTTCCGTAATCAAATGGATCAGGATTCTAATGATAATGGAGTACCAGATCAATTAGAAATTGCAAAGCTTAAGATGGAGTCGGAAATGAATAAGCAAAAAGCAGACATAGAGAAAAGAAAGCTTGACATCAAAGAAAAAGAAGTTAAGCAAAAAGAAACTATGGATGAGAAAAAGCGAAAGCACGAGAAAGAGGAAAAGGCAAAAGACAGACAGGCTGCTGCAAGAAAAAAATCTTCCGACTAGATGGTGTGAAACACACCCTAGGCAATGTTATTGTGAAGATGGGTATTGTGCAATAGCTGCAGGTAAAGATCCAGAAACAAATATATCTCNAACAAAAAGACGTAAAAGAAATGCCTGATCCTACTGATCCAATAAACAATCAAGACGGAATAGAAGAAATTTATTTTGGTAAACTGTTACCAGAAATTTCTCCAGGCATGCCTTATTGGGGTTCTTTGTCAGAAGAACAACGTGATTATTATACATCTTCTAACAATCCTAATGATCCGATAAGACGGGCTATTGCTATGCAAGCGCGTGAAGGGTATGGCATAGACGGTAATCCTACTTTTAGCCAAAGTGTAGAGAATACTGTAAAAAGAATACCAGGTGCTATAGGTGAAAGTGTTATGGAGATTCTTGGCGCACCTCAAGCAGGAGCCGTAGAGCTTGCAAAAGAAATAGTACCTGGTGGAAAAAGAGGAGATATTCGTAATGTCCTTCCAGGTCTTACAAGCTCAATTACAGGAGATGCTACAGCAAGACAAGAACTGCCTTCTGAGTATATAGGATTTAAAAATCCTGAAGGATTTTGGCAACATGCTGCAAATTTGGGAATTGATGCTGTTACAGATCCTGTTGATCTTATTGGAGGAGGAATGCTTTTAGATGGTTTAAAGTTACTACCAAAAGGAGTAAAGTCTATAGATGATATTGCTGCTTTAGGTGCTAAAAAAGCTAAAGAATATAAATCATATTTAACTAGCAATATTCCAAAAAGTAGTACAGAACTAGCTAACACAGGATTTAAAATAGATCCTTATTACCATGCTCAAAAATTTTTTAGAAAAAAAGATGAAATAGGAAAAGCAATTAGGACAGATGAAGGAAGAAAAAGAATACAAGCATATATAGATAAAAATCCTCATTTACAAAACAAAACAGTTGATGATATAATTAACGATTTTGAAAACACAANGTTTGAAACTAAGAGACCTATATATGATGAGCAAAAAGATGAATGGATAACTAATGACCTAGGAGAGAAAATATATTTTGATGCTGATCCTAATAATGCATATAATTGGTATAGGGATGGATATGATAAACCTTCTTATATATCAATGGGTCAAAATTATACACCCTATGATGCACTGCATATTTTAGAGCATGAATTTGCTCACTTGTTTCAAAGAGGCGAGGACATAGCAGGAGTAGATGATGTTTTAGGTTGGNTTAAGTTAAAAAATAATGCACAGTTAGCCCCAAAGCCTTTTCAAGATTTTTTTAATCGGTATAACCCATTTAAAACCAAAGATGTTGGATATTCTGTTACTGGAGATGTCTACGGTACAGGTGTAAAAAATTTACTAGAGAGATCTGAGAATTTAAAATCACAAATGGATTATTTTTTAACTGGAGCAGGACGAGGCCAAGAAAAAGCAGCTTTTGCAGCAGAAGTTAGAGAAAATCTTATGCAGAGAGGTATTTTAGAAAATAGGTATGATAAAATAACTCCAGAAATGTTAGAAAAACATTTTAAATTATATCATAATACTAAAGGAAGTAAATATCAGTTACGATTATATGATATAATGCAAAATAATAAAAATAATTTTAAGCTTTTATCAAGAGCTTTAAATAGAATGCCAGCAGTAGTTCCTCCAGCAGCTATAGTAGGAGCAGGAGCAGCAGGATCAGCGACTGATCCTGACATCTACGAAGAAGGAGGAGATGTAGAGCAAGATCCAGTATATTCTTCTGTAGGTACACATGCAATAAATGATTCTAATATAGAATATATTAGAAATAGAAAAAGATATTTACCTGAAAAGCTTTCTCAAATAACAGATAGAGAAAGCTTGTGGCAGGCAAGAGAAGGATATTATAAATATGCATATAATACTCCATTAACAGATGACGAGCAAGCTCTTTATGATATCTGGTACCCAATGGCAGTAGACTCTAAATTAATCAATCCTATGGATCATGGGGTTTATGACATTCCTGGATTTTGGAAAAGCGGAGAATGGAAAAGCAAAGACAGTAGAGGGCATGGAACTGATACTTTTAAAAAGCCCAATCATATTACATTTTCTAACGAATCTAAATGGAGCAGTCAACAGGGAGGAAGTCCATTTGAAGGAGGAACCTGGGATAGAGAAGGTAGTTTTATTCCTGGAAGACATAATTTCTACAGTAACGAAGAAATTAACTTTGAATTTAATAGAGAAAGAGAGTACTGGAAAAGTAAAGGAATAAAAAATGCAGTGCCAGAACATCTATATGGAACTTTTCCTAAACTTGATACAAAAGAAGAAGTAATGATGGATAATACTGAAGTAGATGCTACTTTAATTCCTGATAAATTCTTTAATGTAGAAGAATAAATATAGATAATTAATATATATTTGGCTATAGAAAAATTTATTAATCATTTAGCATAACAAAAACTGTTATGTTTTTAATACAAAACTAATTATATTTGTAAACTAATTTTAAATTATGACTCAACAAGACAACTTAGACGAAAAGCCAATCACAAACGCTAATGCGCCTTTAGATGCAATGTGGGACATAGATGAGGGAAACCTTGACGATCTAATTACTTCTAATCCTAATCAAGATAAAGATCCTGTGTTAGGAACACTAGAAGTAGAATCAGAAAGTGATGACCTTTTAGGACTAAAAGAAGATTCTGAACCAGGATCTGATTTAGACATTGATAAAAAAGAAGAACCAGTTAAAGAAGAAAAAGAAGAACTTCCAGAACTGGACCTAGATAATTTTGACACTCCTGAAGCAGAAAGCGAGGAAGCTGAAGAAGAGGAAGGAGAGAAAAAAGAAGAAGCCCCAAAAGCTTCAGAAGAAGAAGAAAATGAGTTTGCAATTTTTGCAAAAATGCTTGCAGAAAAAGAACTCTTGGATTTAAATGAGGAAGAATTCGAGGCTACAGAAGAAGGTCTTATGGATGCTTTTGCAGGAACAATCGAATCAAGAGTTAAAGAAGAGCTTGATCTTTTTCAAAAAGGATTGCCTAATGAAGGCAAAGATCTGCTAAGACATCTTATGTCTGGCGGAAGAGTTTCCGATTTTGTTGATGCTTACTCTGCGCCAGATGTAATGTCATTAAGAATTGATGGAGATTCTAATGCTGCTAATCAAAAAGCAGTATTAAGAGAGTTTTTAAAATTAAGAGGAGATAGTGATAATGAGATTAACGAGACTGTTCAAGATTATGAAGATCTCGGTAAACTAGAAAGACAGGCAGCTAAAGCCCAAGAAAGACTTGCTCAATATTACGAATCTCAAAAACAGAATCTTGCTGCTCAACAAGAGCGAATTAATATCGAAAGAGAAGAGCGCAGGAAAGAAGTTATTACTAATATACAAGATAAAGTTTCTAACTCTTCAGAAATTAAAGGATTTCCTTTAAGCAGAAAAGTTAAAAAAGATCTTTTATCTTATATGACCGAAACTACTGCTAAAGTAGAAGGTCAAGACGGACCTCAATATGTAACTCAATTTCAAGCTGACGAAATGAATGCCAGCCAGGATGTTGATGATTTCATATTACGGGCTTATTTACGCATGACTAATTTTAGTCTAGATGGAGTAAAGAAAAAATCAAAATCTGATCTTTCTTCTAAACTAAGGACTCAGTTACAACATAGCAAGAACCGTACAGGTACTCAGGCTAAGTTTGGCGGGAATAAGAAAACAAGCGGAAAAACTGAAAGTTCTGCTTGGAATGAACTATAAACTTAATTATTAATTTAAATTATTTAAAATGAGAGCACAATCAAAATTAGCCGTCCTTACGAGGCCTATGCATGCTAATTTTACTGAGGTAAATCACCTAGGTGCTGCGTTCATGGCTGAGCCACATAAATTTGATAAAGTGCTCACCAGAGTTTTCACAGCATCTCGCATGGCAGATAATCCTCTTTTAGCAATGACAAAAGGAATGGGACGTACTTCTGAGATCGAATCTTTCGATTGGGAGTGGGAACTTATGGGATCTTCTACTCGACCACTAGTAGCAACTGCTGCTGCTGTTGGAAGTGGAATTACCCTTTCTGAAATTACTTTGACACTAGATGAAGACTGGTTCAAGCCTGGGGATGTTATTTCTCCTGCTGCTGGAACTTCTCGTCAACTAGTTCGTGTACAATCTGGTCCAGTTGCCGCAGCAGGTCCTGGAGTAGGTTACGAATATGTTTGTCGTCTTATGGGCGATGACCAACTTGCATCTCTAAGTGCTGCTGCACAACTTGCAGGTGTACAATGGAGCAAAATGTTCTCTGTGTATGAAGAAGGTGGTGACCAGTCTGGTTCTACTACTTACGCAATGCCAATGAAGCTTCGTTCTAATCTATCTACGTATAGAAAAGAATACTCTGTTACTGGTGATGCTGCTAACCAATCATTGGTTGTTGCATTGATGGACGCTAACGGAAAAGTATACAAAGACTACAAGTGGTTGAAGTATGCTGAAGCTGAGTATTGGATTCAGTGGCACAAAGAAAAAGAGCGTGGCCTATGGTATGGACAATCTCAATCTTCTGTAGCTGGAGCTAATGGACGTATCGCACGTACAGGCCCAGGTGTACAGGAATTGCTTGAGGATTCTCACGTACATTATTATAATACTCTTACTGAAAAGCTTATCCGTGAGTATCTTCTAGATATCTTCTTTGGACGAGTTGACATGTCTAACCGAAATATTGTTGCGTACACAGGTGAGTACGGAATGCTTGCATTCCACCAAGCTATGATGAATGCTTCAGCTCCTTTCTTGACTGTAGATTCTAAGTTTATCGGAGGATCAGGTTCTAACTTGGAGTTCGGAGGACAGTTTGTTAAGTATAACGGCCCTAACGGAATCACTCTTACACTTCGTCATAACCCAGTTTATGATGATCGTGAGATTAATCACATCTATCACAGTGAGCTTCAAGTACCAGTTGAATCTATGCGATTCACATTCCTTGACTTCGGTGGTAAAGGTGGCGAAAGTAATATCAAATATGTTCATAAGAAAAATGGATATAAGCTAGGATATGTATCAGGTCTTCAAACTCCTTATGGAGCTAACAAAGGCGGAATTATGTCAAACGCTAAGGATTCTTACACTATGATCGTTCACGATCAGTGTGGTGTTCAGATTGATGACGTAACTCGTTGTGGAGAACTGATTCTTGCCCAGAATTAATAACCAATTTTACGTAAAATGACTAAGAAAACAACTTTAGTATACGTAAAACCAATCATAAAGGAAAAGTGGCACGGCCTAGATAAACTGGGTCGTGCCAAATTCCAGGGAACTTACGATACCCTTATGGCATTGTATGACCCGAATCTCGGACGCTTGGCTACAGGTTTGGAGCCAGAAGATGAGAAAAGACTAGGCCAATCATTAGGTGTAGATCTAACGTCTTCTTCTCAAAATGAATATTGGGAAGACTTTAAGATAAAACTTGAAGACAAGACAATGATCTTTGATACTATCAAACCTATTGATGAACTTCAAGTAAAAATGATGAAAGCGAGCAATATGGTTGCAAACTCTCAAAAAGAATACTCTGAAGGAAAATGGCCAACCGCAAAATATGTCATTTATGACGAGAAAGACGAAGTAGAAGCGGAAGCTAAAGCAATTGAAAAAGAAGCTAAAGCAATGCAACTATTTACAAAACTTACTCATCAGAAAAGATGTGATTTGCTTAAAGTATTTGGTAAAGCAGCTAGTGGAATTACTGAAGAATTTTCATATACCAATCTTTATAAGATTATGAATGAGAATCCTACTAAATTCATTAAAGTCGCTTCTGAAAAGCCTGAAACTATTAAGGTAAAAGCTCTTGTCTTTGACCTTGAACATAAAGGGATTTTTAGACGTAAAGGAACTGCTTACCTATACAACGATCAACAAGTTGGATTTGATTTTGAAGATACAGTATTGAATCTTCTTAATCCTAAACAACAAGAAATGTTGGTTAAACTAAAAAGTGACCTAGAAGCAAGATCTTGATATGACTGTAGCAGATATGCACTATGACTTTAAATTCAAGCTGAACAAATTGGACAGCTCTGATTATAGCAATTTTCAGATTCCTGAAATAGATTGGCTATTAAATGAGTCTATGTGGGTATTTTTAAAGCAGAAATATGGAATTACTAATTCTAAAAGAGAAGGTTTTGAGGTTACTCAAAAAAGGATAGATGATTTACGGAATCTTGTAGTAAAAGATGTCGTACTTCCAACTATCGCTGGAACTGCAAATTCTTTTGAAAGGGTTCTGCCTGACAACTATATATTCGCTATACGTATTCAGGCAGAACTCTCAAAAGAGTCTTGTAGTCTTACCAGAAAAAGTGTCTGTGTCCAGACACAACATGATGATTTAAGTAAAGTATTGAAAGATCCTTATTATGGTCCCAGCTTTGAATGGGAAGAAGTACCAGTAGTTTTTGGTACTACAGGTGATTTAGTAACTGACTCTAATAAGATATTTGGATATACAGATGGTACTTTTGTTATTGACAATTTTATCCTAGACTACTTAAGAACGCCTAAAACAATATCATTTGCAGAAGGTGTTCCTGGAGGAGAATATTTTTACCCAGATGGTACTTTGACGGATTCAAATCAAGACTGTGAACTGCCAGAGCATGCTCANAATGAAATAGTCGATTTGGCCGTACAGATAGCAGCAGGTAATATAGACCATCCAGGTTATCAATTAAAAGCTGTGAAAACGGCACAGAATGAGTAATAATTAATTTATAAATTTTAAAATATAGAAAACATGGAAAGACCTGTTGAATGTGTTTTAGTCGTAAATGATGACGGTGGTATTGAAGGAAATGGCGAATCGTTAGCCACATTCCTTGCTGATGCAACTGTAGGTGAATTAGGTATCTTTAATGCTGATACTAATACAACTGTAGCTGGTGCTGCTTTGCCAAGCCGCCATTATTACGCTGTAAAAGTAAGCACAACTGAAATTAGAAAGTCTCCGACTTTTAATTCTTGCCCTACCTATCTTACAAGTGCTGTAGATAATGCTGGTAGTGCTGGAACAACTACAATTTCATCTTTTGATGGAGATTGTGAAACTGAATATATCCTTAAAGTTAGACTAGAATCTGAAAAGATTTTCCAAACTTATGGATATCAAGATCTAGTAAAAACTTATTCTTACGTAACCCGATGCTGTTCAGACGCATGTGGATGTCCTGATGGAGCCGCATGGGATGTAGCTATGGGAATCGCTAAACAAGTTAATGATGATCGTGAAAATGTAATGCATTCTCCTAGTGATTACACTATGGGAGTTGCAAAAGCTACTACTACAAATGCTGTTGTTTCAGGAAATGACTTTGCTGAAACTGGAGCCGCTTTGACTCAAGGATCTAATACAATTGTATGGCCTGCTTCAGGTGGTACTGCTGCTAATATGGGAGACTACGGTTCTAACGTACCTATTGTTGCAGGTGATTTTGTTAGACTTAAAGGATCAAATGGTGCTGTAGCTATTACTGACGATGTATTTAGAGTAGAAGCCGTTGCGAACATTGGTGCTAATAGTGCTACACTAACTTTGGATCGTCCTTGGCCACATGCTTCATATACTTGTGATGCTGCGGGAGATGCGGAAGTAATTCCTAAAGCTACTGCTGAAGCTCTTGCTGACTCTACTTGGGATATCGTAATTGCAGGAGGAGCGCATGCTACACCTGCTGTAGGTGCATTTTCTGCTGAAGCAGGAGTATACAATAGCAACTTTGTTACAGCTCATATTGGACTACTAGGTGGTTTTGATTGTAACGGTACTGTTACTTCTACTGCTCCAGTTATGCCTTATGGTCAAGATTGGCAAGTTTCTCAATTGGAACTTAAGTTTGGTAAGAATGCAATTGGCGCGGGTAACCGTCCAAGTCCTTACCGTACTCCATTCCCATTGAGTCAGCTAGGAGCTAACGAGTCACTTACTGCTTCTGGAACCTCTTATTATGTATTGTCAGTAACATATGCTGATGGACATGAATCTGCTGGAACTGTAGTTAAGTCTCCGTATGTTGTACGATTGTGCATCAAGGAAATGGGTACTTCAGATACTTATGATAATGTACTTACCGTATTCGGTAACGGATGGAACGGAATCGCTATCAACTCTGATGGTGTAATTCCACAATTGTAAAAATGATTAGTTTAATTATAGGAGGGGGCTTTTGCCCCTTCCTTTAATTATTTATACCCATGTCAAATCAAAATCGAAATAATGGACTTATTGGGATACCTACTTCAGGTAGTAGTTCTAATACTACTACTATAACTGTTGGTTCTCAAAATACGTCTTGCGCTGGTATCCAGTTCTCAGAATCTGAAGGCAATGTAAACATTCAAATAGATTCTGGATTTAGATTTGTAAATACATTTTCTCCTTCTTCAGGCTTACAGATACATAGTGAATGTACGCCTGTAGGCAGTGTTGAATTACTTAATGTAGTTCCAAATGAACAAATAACTGTATCTGGACTATATGGTACTCCTACTCTTGAACAAGGTACAGGTACTCTAAATTGGGAAGAAGGAGATTGTGGAACTGAAGATATACCTAAGGATACAAGTATATATTTCTTTTACGATAGGACTTCTTTATCTGACCAAGAATTAATTGTAGCAGGACAATCTGCTAAAGCGTGGGTAGACAGTCTTGACCATAATGGTCAGGTCTTTCACATACAAATTACAGGAGGAAGATGGGTNCAATGGGCAGAATTTCCTAAGACAGGAATGTTTGGAGGGTTGTTTGGAGACAGCACTCAAACTACAACTGCAACTCAAGGAAATATAGGAAATGTAATAAGTTACACAGGAAATGGAACTTCTGCTAATCCTTATGTATTTGATTTAGAACAATCCGCATCATTATATCCTTCAAATGAAACAGGTGTTTTATGGAATGAAGCAAATATAGCCATAGGTAATATATTTGGAGACAATCTATCTGCAGGAACAATTTACGATGGCACTCCTGCGGGTATTCCAGATTTAAGAGCTAATAGTAAAAATGTATTAGTTGTAAATCTGTTAAATGAATCAAGCGCATTTGCAAGAACTAAGCAAACCAGTGGTCTTGAAGTAGGATGGGCGGATTACCATAGTATGGGACCAGGTAGCCAGGTTTTCAGTGGATATTTAGGAGTAGTTACTAAATCTAACTGGGCAAATGGATCAAATGAAAATACAGGATGGCCTAGTCAAACATCTCCTATTTTACCAGGAGCTAGTAATAATAATGTTAAGACTATATATGAAGCAGCATCTAATGCTGCTTTAACCTATAGAGACCAGAATAATATCTATACAGCAGCTTCTGCAGAATATGTAAATCATATTAATTATTTTGAAGCTTGGAAACAGTCTGCTTTTTATAATGGTTCAGATCCTTATAATGGATCTGTCAGACCTACAAAAATGACAGATGAATTGCAGTTTAATGGTAGTATAGAATATACAGCTTCATGGGAAAGAGATTATAGAAGATTTGTTTTTTTATATAATAACTATAACGGTGGGCTAATAAATACTACGTATGCACAAGATGTTCTTGATGGATTTACTGTCAATTTTATGACTTATGCAGTAAGGCCTACTAATATTACTGCAAAAAATATAGCGTTCCCCTTACATGTTGTAGGAGCTATTACAGATAATGCTACATATACAAATTCAAGTAATGTAGAAGTAACTACCACTGGGGGAACAATTGAACAAAATAGTCTTCCTACTAATGATGTCATCTCTTATCTTACAGATGGAGTTGTTACAACATTGACTCCTCTTACTTATATAGGGCCTAATAATATTAGTAATGGTCAAAACCCTTATTTTGATTCAAGTTTAGGGCAACTTTCTAGATTCAGATGGGGGTATAATGTAGAACAAGACGTAGAATTACTTAATGCTGGAGGGCCTGAATTTGAAATATTTTTTAAAGACGATTTAAATACTTATTTAAATTCAGATTCTTGTAATAATACAGATTGTCTTAAAATAAGTATTATAAATGAATCTACTGGAGAGTCTGTTCCTAATTTTCAAATTTCTTTACCAGGATCTCCTTTAAGTCCATTAGTTACAGACTCTAACGGAGAAGTGTTTTATTCTGCTCTTCCTGCAGGTCCTTACAGTGTTATGGATTGTTACCAATTTAACTCTTTAGGNAGTTGTATAAATTGGAAAATGACACTAACAATGAAAGAGTGCTCATATCAAGCAGATGGGTATTCTGCGTGTACTGATCCTACAGCTTGTAACTATGATGCTGAAGCTCAGTATGAAGATGGGTCTTGTTATTTTGCTGATTGTAATGGAGACTGTGATGGCACTGCTTTTATAGATGAATGCGGAAATTGCGTTGGAGGAAATACAGGTCTGGAAGAAAATTACGCAAAGGATGAATGTGGAGTATGCGATGGTGGCAACATAGATGTTGACGAATGTGGAGAATGCTTTGGTAATAACTCTGAATGTGCGGGATGTACGGACCCAACATCTAAAAACTATGACCCAACTGCAATAATTGATGATGGGTCTTGTAGCTGTTCTGTAGAGTACTATGAATGTATTCTTAAAGAAATGGCTAAAGAAATTGTAAAAGACTGCTCTGAAAAATGTTACGGAACAGATTGTGAAGAATACAACTCTTCTTTATATGAAGATTTTAGAACTATAGATAGTTTACTTACGCAAGTAAAAACTTATAATTCTGGAATATGTTCTGAATCTTCTAAAGATATA